AACCAGCCGGGGGTTTTCTGTTGCATCAGGACCCAAAAGGCTTATCATCTTCCCGAGGTGACCACCATGGACTTCCCATTCTCCACTGGAGATTATCAAGGCTCAGACGTTGCAGACGGTTTCAGTCCTGCGAACGTTGATAAACTCTCCGAATCGCTGAACGCGCTGCTGGCTGACTGCTTCGCTTTGTACCTGAAGACAAAGAACTTCCACTGGCACATGACCGGCCCGCACTTCCGCGACTGGCACCTGATGCTGGACGAGCAGGCCACGCAAATCTACGGCATCACCGACGACATTGCGGAGCGTGTGCGGAAGATCGGCGGCACCACGATCCGTTCAATTGGCCAGATTGCCCGTTTGCAGCGGATTCAGGACTCAGACGAGCCCGGCCCGGCACCCGAGGACATGCTCAAGGAGCTTCTGGCCGACAACAGGACCCTCGTAACCCAACTACGCAGTGCCCATACAGTCTGTGCCCTGGCCGACGACTACGCCTCAACCGCGATGATTGAGGTGTGGATTGACGAAGCGGAGCGGCGCGCGTGGTTTCTGTTTGAAGCAACGCGGTAATCGTGGTACATTTATCAACATTGAGTTCACGTCCTCTTTTGACGTGATGGTGGAGGCGATCCACAGAACACCGTGAATCCCCAAAAGTACGCACGTCAACGCTGTAGAAAGATGATTTCGGACGCGGGTTCGACTCCCGCCGAGTCCACCAAAGATGGCTATCTGGTGTCGATAGTCCGGGTGCTGCCAATGTGTTCGGACAGAGATAATTGGTCAGTAGCCATCTTTTGTGGGCTCGTCCAGGTTTCGACGGGATCAGCGGACTACAGTTTCGTGCCGGGATTGATGCTCACCGCAACGAGAATCAAGCAGAAAACTGCCAAGAACACTGACAGCGCGAAGAACACCAAAGTCCTGGCCTTCCCGGCCCGTCCCGCGGTTGCTCTTCAAATGGCGGCCTAAACACCGTCCGAGTTGCTGGAACTTGGGAACAGAATCCAGCGCGCGGCGCCTCACTTCGGTGGGGCGTTCGTGTTTCATGGTAAATCAGGACACAAGATGCTTTATAATTTCGTCATGGTGGTAAATCCAATGGCCGACAGGACTCAAAAGACACTCCCCAAGACACGAGTACAGCTCGTGGTGAACTTGGCAGTGTGTGAAGGGGAGCGTATCACCACGTTCTCCTCGCGTGTCCTGATCCTGCCGGCGAAGCGGGCGGCGTAGCCGCCGGAGGCAATCAAATGTTAGCACCAATCCTGAAGTATTTTGCATATTCGCATCTTCCTGAAAAGCTCCAAGGCGTGAGCAAGCCAATCGGAGAGATGGCCGTTGCGTTCGATGTGACCTTGCCTGACGGCCCAGAAAAGTCAGCAGGACTTCGTAAACTGCTCGAAGCAAAAGACTGCTTTGTCCGTGCTGCGCTCGAAGCCAAGCCAAACATGGACTCTGAGCGCGGAAAGTAAGGTTTAATAAACTCATGGCAAACCTAGTAAAAGGCCCTCCACCTCGCTCAAAACGTTCCCCTAAAACGCGCGCGAAGTTCCTTGAGGCTTTGAAAGCTACAGGGAACATCAGTAAATCGTGCAAGTTGAGCCGTCTACCGAAGACATGCGCTTATGAGTGGCGTCGCCAAGATGAGGAGTTTCGGCAGGCGTGGGATGAAGCCCAAGTCGAGGGCGAGGCTGTGCTGGAGGATGAGGCGAAGCGGCGGGCCTATGAAGGCGTGAAGAAGCCTGTCTACCAGGGCGGGAAGCGAGTCGGCTATGTCCAGGAGTACAGTGATACGCTTTTGATCTTCCTGCTGAAGGGAACGAACAAGGCAAAGTTCGGTGACCGCACCACGCTGGCCGGCGACAAAGACAATCCAGTGCAGGTGAGCGTGCTCGATAGTATCCTCAAGGGAGAATGAAGCCGCTCACTGTAGTACAGAAGGCCAAAATCCGTAGTACACTCGTGAACCCAGTCAAGTTTGTACTACATTGGCTGGGGTCCGACTTGTGGAGCGTGCAGAAAGAAATCGCCATGGCGCTCACAAAGCCCCAGGCGAAGGTCAACGTAAAAGCGTGCCATAGCAGCGGCAAAACTTTTGAAGCGGCGCAACTCGCGCTTTGGTGGCTGGCCCGGTACGAGAACGCCATCGTGGTGACCACGGCACCCACGAAAAAGCAGGTCGAGGTCCTGATGTGGGGTGAAATCCACAAGGCTCTCGTCAAGAGCAAATATCCCTTCCCGTCCGCCAACCTCACCAAACTTGAGTTTGATAAGACCAAGTACCCGATGCGGTACGCGCTCGGATTCACGACGACCGTCCAGCAACAGGACGAGGGTGTCAAGTTCCAAGGCTTCCACGCTGACCACGTGCTCATCATCATCGACGAAGCTCCTGGCGTTGACCCGAAGATCATCGAAGCGATTGAGGGCATCAGGGCCGGCGGCGATGTGCGCATTCTGAAGCTGGGCAACCCCACCATCTCATCTGGTGCCTTCTACGATGAGTTCCACAGCAAGCGCGCCAGTATCCAGCCGTTCACCATCAGCGCGTTCGACACTCCCAACTTCAAAGGCATCAAGCTTTCCTATGAGGCTCAGGACTCAGAAGGCGCTCCGATCACCGTAACGCTCGGTGATCCCAACGGTCGCGACCTGATGGACCTGACCGAGGAAGAGCTTGACCAGAACGTGATGCCTTGGCTGACCACCAGGCGGTGGGTCAAAGAGCGGTTTGAGGAGTGGGGGCCGGGAGACTTTCGCTGGGATTCGCGAGTAATGGGCGACTTCCCCTCTCAGAGTCCTGATGCCCTGCTGTCCCTGGCTTGGCTGGAGCGCGCGCAACGGGACACGCGGACATACGATGGCAAGGTGGACATCGGAATCGACGTGGCGGGCCCTGGCGAAGATGAGACGGTCATGTGCGCCCGATGCGGATTCCAGATTCTTGAGATCATCGGCTGGGGCAATCCAGATCCCCGCGGAGAGCTGGTGAGCGCGCTGCGGAAATATGGAGACAGAATTGGGACTCTCAACGTCGATTCGGCTGGCATCGGATACTACCTCCACAAACACCTGCAAGACCTTGGATTCCCATCCAACGCCGTCAACGTGGGCGAGTCGCCGGCTGACAAAGAGCAGTTTGTGAACCTCAAAGCTGAGTTGTACTGGGGCTTGCGGATGCGCGCCAAGAGCGGAGACTTGGCAGGACTCGACGACGAAACATCCATCTCCCAGCTCGCCAGCATCCGGTGGAAGCCGAACAGCCGAGGGCAAACTGAGATTGAGTCCAAAGAAGCGATGAGAAAAAGAGGGGTAAAATCGCCTGACCGGGCTGAGGCAATCATGCTGGCGTTTGCCAAGGTGGCAAAGAACGGCGCCGGGCTGCTGGAGTACTACCAGGGCATAACGGCCACACAAACTGGTGGAGATCAGGACCCAAATCCCAAGACTCCCGGCTTTAGACCTGCGCCTACCGTCACCGCACCCGTCAAAGCGCCAGCTCTGACCGCCTACAACCGCGCTATGGCCGCCCTCGCTCCCCAAGACCTCTGTGACCATTGCGGCAAACCTCTCGGCGATACCGTGGTTGAGGAGGGCATACGTCGGATGCACCCTGAGTGCGCGCGTCCGTCGTGGGCGTCCTGAAGCGTTATACGATTTCTCTTGTTATACGCATCGTGAACGTTATACACTCCATCCATGAGCAAACTAGTTGCAATACGCCTCCCCGATGAACTGGCCGCAATGATTGAAAAACGGGCCAAGAGTGAATCAATGACGCAGACGGCAGTGATCGTGAATTGGCTTTGGGCTGCATCTTCTCCCACTGTCATCCAGGCACCGCCGATGAGTCCTGAAGTCGTTGCCGAGATCCAGAAGGCACTGGACGCGCAACCACAGGGAAAGGTAAAGATCATGAGCGGCCACCAGCGCGGCGGGAAGACGGACGCATCTAAGCGCACCCTTGGCAGGACTCCAGAAAACCTCAGTCTTGCCGACAACCGTGATTCCTATGCCCGTCCAGCCCACGCACCGGGATGCAAGTGCCTGATGTGCCAAGGAAAGTGAGGAGAGATGAAGTATTCAGATTTCTATGGAAAAGATGAGCGTCCATTTTTGATACCGTACATGGATGATCGGGCTAGACTTACTGGGTATTTCCGGGAGCACATGGAATCGCCAATTCTTCCGCCAAACCCCACGGTATTCATAAGCCGGAGAAGTAAACTATGGGAATCGGTATGCCAAGGGTGCGGATGCATTAACGGCCACCTCCCAGAAATGCACAAAAGAACTGGAATCCCTATCGGTTGATACACTAGACCACGGGAGCACACACCATGGCCTTGTGGGACGAACCGACAGAGATCAACGACGATACAGTTTTTGGCAAACGTCTAAACGACAAGGCATTGCAGAAGATGCCGGACGCTACGGGCGGATCGATGACGCTCCTGAATCCGCGGTATGGGCTCCTGAGCGCAAGGAATCGCGGCGGCGTTCGACCTACCCTGCCAAATCGGGACCCGGAAAACGACCGCCCTGGCCCTGATGACCGTGATCTTCCGTCCGATTTCATCGCGGATGTAGACGAGCAGCGCAACCGCTTCAGCCCTTATCAACCCGTCCAGCCGTTCGGCCCTCCTTCGATCTTGGATGTACGCGAGTGGGACTACCCCACCGGCTACAACCTCGAGATCGTCAACCGGCACATCGTCTTGGGCGAGATGCTGCGCGGCATCGTGCGGGGATCGGGAATCATTGCCAACGAACTGAGCGCGCGCGTCGACGAACTGGTCAGCCTGCCGTGGAAGTTCGTCCTGAAAAGCCCAGCCAAGGGCGTGAAGTCCGAAGACGATCCGCGCATCAAAGAGCTGAACGCCTTCTTCAAGATGCCTGACCGGAAGGTACCCTACCCGCAGTGGATGGAGATGATCTTTCGCGAGCGGTACACCATTGACGCCGCCACGGTCTTCATCTGGAAGAATCGGGCTGGGACGAAGCCCTACGCGCTGGAATGTATTGACGGGAATACCATCGTTCCAAAAGTGGACGACCGCGGTCGCATCCCTGACTGGCCCTCCCTGGCCTATGTCCAGATCGTAAAGGGCCTCCCGATGGACAACTTTACCGAGCGGGAGATCGTCTACATGCCCCGGCATCGGTGGGCTCAGAATCCAATATGGGGATACTCCGAGGTCGAGCAAATCCTGATGGAGGCGACCCAGCAGGTACGCAAGACGATATACATGTTGAACTTCTGGAACGAGGGGACCTGCCCCGACGTGATGGTGTGCTGTCCGGAGAACTGGACTGCTGAACAGATTGCGCTCTGGCAAGGGACGTTCGATGCGCTGATGAGCGGGAATCTGAAACTCAAATCCAAGATGCGTTTCATCCCTGGCGGCGGCAAGCCTTTCGAGATGAAGGGTTCAGCAGGCGACCTGCTCAAGAGCGAGTATGACGAGTGGATGGCTCGCATCGTTTGCCGTGCATTCAGGACCGACCCGAAGCCATACATCAAAGAGCCTGAGCCGCGGGCGAACTCCGAGCAGCTTCAGGAGCAGATGCGCGCTCAAGGACTCAACGGAGAGATGCTCTGGTGGTCCAGCCTGATGGAGCGACTGATTTTTCTCGGATGGGGATGGGACGACATTGGCCATGCCTTCGACCAGAACGAGGAAGTGGCGGCAACCGACCAAGCCACCATCGACACCGCCAACACATCTATTGGCTCCAGAACGATCAACGAACTACGGGACCGGGACGGCTTGGACGCCTTAGAGGGCGGAGACGTGCCGATGGTCAAGACAGGCACCGGATGGATGCCGCTGGCGGTCCTGGCGGCGCAGACCGCGCTGCCACAACCGGCTATGGGTGGAGCTGGCGGAGATTCAGGACCGGGAAAAACCGGTGCGCAACAGCCCAGCAAGAACGCGTCAGTGAAGAAGGAGGCCGGGACGGAAGCCGATCGCCCTTTAGCAAAGCGGGGAAGTCACTGGAGCAGATACTAGCGGCCTACCTCAAGCGCAAAGGCAAGCAGGTCGCGGCGTCGCTCACTGTCGAGAAACTGACGAAGGCCGCGAAGAAGAAGCCAGAGCATCAGGACACGATAGACGTTCTGGTGGACTGGGGCGACCTGATACCGGAGGTGACGCCCTACCTTGAAACCGATGCAGTAGCTGGTGCCACAGAGTTCTTGACTGACCGCGGCATTGCAGAAGACAGCGACATATGGACCAAAGTCTTGGACGAGGCGAGACAGATGGCTCGTGAGCGCGGCGCGGAGCTGGTGGGCAAACGCATCACAGACAAGGGCGAGATCGTTGATAATCCTGATGCCCGCTACGCCATCACAGAGACGACACGCGAGAACCTGCGAGAGTTGATAAGCAAGTCGGTCGATGAAGGATGGACGACGACAGAACTTCAGCACAACATCTTGCAGAGCGAGGACTTCAGCGCGGCGCGGGCTCTGACAATCAGCCGGACCGAAAGCATGTACGCCTACAACCACGGCAAGCACGAGGCCGCCAAGGGCACGGGGCAGAAGTTCAAGCAGCAGATCGGCTCAGGGGATGCTTGCGAGGAGTGCATGGGGAACATTGAGGTCGGCCTGATCCCGATTGACGAGCCGTTCCCTTCGGGCGACGATTGCACGCCCATTCATCCGAATGATCGGTGCGGTGTAGGTTATTCTGATACGGAGGATGGAGAATAATGGCGAAGTGTGAGCATATGAATTTTAATGCCGAAGTGAGAGTTGACCGCATCCTTAAAAAAGATGGAGACGTTACGCCCTCAGCCTACACATGCGAGGTACATATACACTGTTTGACATGCGGACTGCCGTTCGAGTTCATAGGGTTGCAATGTGGATTGCTTTTCGACCGTCCCACGGTTGACCCGTCAGCTCAAGAACTAAGAGCGCCTATCAAGCCAAAAGGGTTGGCTATAATGCCGGGAATTCCAGGGTTTACGGTGAGGGCAAATTGATGGCGACAACAGGACGCATAAGAATAGACGAGGAGTCAGCCCTAAAGTCTATGCCGGTGACGGCTGAATCAATCCTGCGAGCTGCGATGGCTTTGAGGCCTATTCTTCCCGAAAAGTTCTATGGCCGGTTCATCCTGATCTTCGAGGATGGCCGGCCAATTCGCTGGGAGACTCTTCAGAGCGGGAAGCTCTAGCGTAGTTTCCCCGCTGCCCACATTTGCCGCATACGGCAGGACTCGTCAAGCAACTGCTGTTCTGATACTCCACTTTGCATCGCCTTCGCCCTGACTAAGCAGAGGTCGGAATATGACTTGCGGCCGAGTAGAAACAGCCGGTAGTCGATCAGCGCGATGCGCGCGCGGTGCTTCTTGGCCGATGGCGACTTGTCTGGCGTGTCTTCCATTTCAGCGATGATCTTCTTGGCTATTTCGAGTTCGACGTTCATGGTTCCCTTTCTTGTGCCGGGATATACCGCCCGGCTCGGTTGCGACTGTAACGCCTCCAACTAGAGAGATGGAATGGCGAGGACCTCTATTTTGGTCCATCCGCCGCCATCACCGCGCCGATGGATTTCAAACTGGTAAGGCGCAACATATGAAGCATCCGGACCGATGGCGAGGTACTCACTTGCCAGCGCGTTAGCCTCTTCAATGGAATCGACTTCTCCAACGATCTGAAAACCGCTCTCTTCGCCGATTGCTATCAAGATTCCGTACATTGTCTTGCGCCTCCAAGCGCCCATCAACCAACAACCGTTTAGTTGATAAGCGCAGAATAGCACCCTCAGTGCGCATGTCAACAGAAAAGTTTAATAACCGCGTGATATTTATGTTGATAAACCCGGCGAGTGGTGGTTTAATAATCCTGTTCACAGAAAGGGGTCTTGAGATGACCGAAACAGAACGGATCACGAACGAAGTCATGAGCAATTACGATTTTGACGCTATGGGCACCTATCACGCTCCCGAATATCCACATGCCAACGTCCTCGGCGAGGGGCCGAACGTAAGCGAGTTGCGGAACGACGACGGCATTGCTTTCTTCACCGGCGTCCGTAACGCACTGGCGATGGGGGTCCTGGCAGGACTCGTAATCTGGGGCTTGTGGGAGTTGCATCACCCCATCATGCTCCTGACCCACTGGCTGGTGAGCCATGCACGTTAACCTCCGCAATGCCTACCTATGCGCTGATTGTGATGCGATTGGCGACTCTCCAGAGCAGTGCCCGGCCTGTGCATGCCGGTTGGGCATCCTGCCTCTGATAACCATCCTTAACAGGACTCAAAAGGAGGAACATTGTACGCAACCAACAGACAGACGCTGAAGCAATCGTGAGGATTCTGCGCGAAATTGAGCCGGAAATGCGCGAGAACCCGCTTCAAGATGGCGAGTGCATCCTGTGTTTCAATCCCATCTACAAGCACGGCGAGTCCTGCCCCTTCCGTATGGCAGACGAGTTCATCGCCAAGTACGGGACTCACCCGCCAAAAGAACCGAGGCGCGCGTGACGCTCCCCGAGATGATAGATGAGGTCTACGAGAAGACCCACGTACCGATGATTGAGGTCCTGAACTTGATCGAGGATAACTGGCCGGGACACGAGACCTTCACACCAACCCAATGCAACCTGCTCGTAAGCCTGATCGGCAGGAAGAAACAGGAGATGCAATCTTGACCACAATCTACAGCGAACTGATTGAAGCGGCCGGCGCTGAGTTTCTGCCACAAGCTGAGGGCGAGCCTGACGGCCATTACCTGCGGCGCCTTGTGCTGGCCGTGTCCAAAGCGTCAGATAACGACTGGGAACACCTGAGCAAGGAAGCACAGGACTGGTACAACGCCCAAGCAAAGCGCGTCAAGGCGCATCAGGACCCAGAGCATTGCCCCGGCTTCGGCATCCTCGACGGACATGATGGTCCTGTTGACAATGACAGCTATAAAGCCGCAGAGCCTTCTGATTCCATCGTCGATGCCGTCATTGATTCCGGCTGGCCTACTGGTCCAGAACTCCCCAAGGCGTCATCCAATGACGTGGCACATCAGGACTCGCAAGCGGCTGTCGTGCAAGAGTTCGATACGGTTATCAAAGACGCATTCAAGCCCTACGACTCTGAATCCAAGCGCACCGCAACCGATGCCGTCCGTGCGCTGGTGATGCAGCATCAGGACTGGAATCAATCTCAGATCGCCGCGGAACTCGAAGCCCACGGCCAGCCGGTGAGCCTTGGCACCATCGCCACGGTGCGCAGCATGACCTTGGCGACCATCGCTGTTGCCAAGGGACTTGGAAAGTGGGTGGAGTGAACATTCCACGTCTACCGGGCCGTATGCGCTTTGCACGCGGTCCTCGTCACGTCTTGCGAGTCCTGAAGTGGATGGGACGCATGAGCAGGGCTCTCAACAAGCAGAAAGCGAAGGCGTCATGAAGAAGATCACCATCAAGATGTTTGCACCCGGAAACAGGACTCACAAGACCGTCATCCTGGCAGCCGGCAAAGGCAAGGTGTTCAAGCCCGGCGGCGAGTTTGAAGTGCTTTCCAACGTGGCCGACTCGCTCGAAACCCAGTTCCCCAACGATGAGTTCCGCATGGTCCAGGTTGGTCCTGCGGCGTTCAACTTCGTGTGGGACCGAAAGAAGACGCTCGAAGAGGTAGCCGATAGGGTGATGATCGGCGGGATGCACCTGGGCGAAGTGGCAACGGTGGAGGTGGGTCAATGAAACAGGTCATCGGACTTTTGGCGCTCGCGTGTGCTCTGTGGTTTATCGCTATGATGATTCGTCCAGTACCGACAACCGCTCACACTGTCAAGCATCCAAACACTTGGGATGGAATTGAGGGGCATCCAGATTGCACAGATAACGGGCACCCTTCACCAACGGAGTCCGGCGTCACCATCAGCGACCAGTACACAGATGCTTGCAGATGAGCATCAGGACTCGCGTAGAATCTCGTTAGACCGGTGGTACCGGCGACCTCCTTGGAACACATGGTCCTCCTGCCCGGCATCCTGCGAAGATGTCGGGCTCTTTTTGTCCTGAAGAGCTTATCTGTCCTGCTGTGGTAATATCTCAATCGACGGGTACAGAAACAATCTGGCTCGGACGTGACGGCTTATCAAAGCTCAATCGTCCGGGCCTTTTTGCGTTTACAGGAGCCAGATGGACGATTTCAGCGTATTTCTCCCGATCGAAAAGGTGGACGCGCAGAGCGGGATGGTCTGGGGCTATGCCTCAACGCCATCGAAGGACCTGCAAGGGGAGATTGTCCCGCTGGACGCCATCAAAGCCGCTCTCCCCGACTACATGAAGTGGGCGAACATCAGGACCATGCACACCAACAATGCCGTTGGCGTGACCAAAGAGGCCCACGTTGACGCCAAGGGGCTGTACATCGGTGCCAAGATAGTTGATCCCGCCGCATGGAAACTGTGCAAGGAAGGCGTCTACAAGGGCTTCAGTATCGGCGGTTCCAAACTGGAGAAGGTTGGCGATGTGGTCAAGGCGCTTTCCTTGCGAGAGATCAGCCTCGTTGACCGGCCGGCGAACTCCGACTGCCGCATCGACATCGTGAAGATTGCCGGTGGACTCGCCTTTGGAGGGTCGATGGAGAATCAAACCAGTAACGAAACTTTGATGGAAAAGGCTCTTGACACGTTCCGGACGATTCTCGGGATGGGCAAGATTGCCCTTCCGGACCTTGCCAAAGCTGCACAGGACCCGAATCCGAGTCCTGTTGATTCCGAGGAACTGACCGCCGATGAGATGGCTACCATGACCGCCAAGTTTGCGGACGGCGTTGACCTTGAGAAGCGGGAGTTCAGCGAAAAGGAACGGAAGCACCTCGGCAGCACAGGGGTAGCGCTTCCCGACGGTTCTTTCCCTGTCCAGACCGTGAAGGATCTTGAGAACGCCGTCCAAGCCTTTGGCCGCGCATCGGACCCCGAGAAAGCCAAGGCTCACATCGTCACACGCGCGAAAGCGCTGAACGCAACCCACCTTCTGCCAGCCGACTGGCCGGGCAGCACTAAGAAAAAGGAGAGCACCATCATGGATACTGACCTCCAGAAGCGCTTCACGGCAGGAAAAAAGGCGGCCATCAAGAAGGCCGATGACCACATCAAGAAGGCATCGGCCTCCCACGGCAAAGCGGTCGATGAGATTGAAGCCCTCCACAAGTGCATGGGCAAGGCTGCCGACGGCGGCGACGAGTTCAAGAAGCACCTCACGGCGCTTTCAGGACACATGAACGACATTGCCGACCATCACGAACTGGCTCACGCTGCTCTCGGCAAGGCTATGACCGGATGGGATGGAGATAAGGCTGAAACCGACTTGGGCGAAAAGCCTGATTCGGAGAATGTCGAAGAGCTTTCGCCCCGGCGCATGACTGAAGGCGAAGTTGAGGGCAACACCTTCCGCGGCGCTGGCGACTCGCCCTATTCGGCGTCTGCGATTGCGACGATGGTCAAGGCCGCTGTGGCCGAAGCTACCGCCCCGCTGATTGCCGACAACGCCTTCCTGAAGGGCCAGATGTCCGTGATTGAGAATCAGCCCTCTGCCGGACGCCGCCCGAA